CTGTTTTAATAAAGATGAATTTTGCAGATGGATAAACATAAACGGTAGAAACCCCATGACAAATTTAGAAATGAACAACGCTTGGATACAAGAAAATTGTGGTTTAAATGTTGCACCACCACAACCATACCTGGATGATATACAATTTGACGGTATGCAAGGCGAAAATGTAATTCTCATATATATGGGCGCTATCACTTTAAGTGTAGGCGCAGTGAGCTATTTCTACATGAATCCGTTGATTGCTCCAGGCGCATTGCTCAGATTATCTGGATATTTATTTAGCGCAAATCCGATTGGGGGGATTACTGGGGGTAGAAAAAGAAAATCGATAAAAAGAACCAAAAAAACCAAAAGAGCAAAAGAACGAAAAAGAAAAGAAAAAAAGGGCGGTAATAAAAAAACAAAACGTTTAAAAAAAAACAAAGAGAAAGTAAAAAAACAAAGAGAAAGTAAAAAAACAAAGAGAAAGTAAAAAAACAAAGAGAAAGTAAAAAAACAAAGAGAAAGTAAAAAATATAGATAAAGTTAAAAAACAAAGAGAGAAATAATAATTAATAATTAGATAACTTTAATGACAATTAAGAAATCTTATACATTTTTTTTTAATCTATAATACATTTTATCTGCATTTAAATTACCCACCTTCACTGTTACAGACCATTCTTGATTATTCCTTGGCGATGGTGTGTTATATGATGCTACCCAAATAAATAAATCTTCTGTATCTTCTTTTGGTGTCATTGGATTATTTGTTTGGTGGATAATATGTCGCGTTGTTTGTTTTTTTTGCGTGTTTATACAATCATTTAAATATTTTTCAAAACTAGGAAACGGTCCAAACTTCAAAAATATACCGGTTGACGATATAATATCTAATTCCTTTATAAATATATCGCCTAAAGTTAAACAATGTCTTACTCTTCCATTTCTAATAAAATTAATAAAAGCACTCCAATTATTTTCGGAAATATTATATTCTTTAAACAAATTTATATTTATATTTTCACTTTTCCATGGACTATCGTTATTTAACCCAAATAAATAATTAAATACTGTGGCGCCTTCTAATTTAGTTGACGATTTTAATTCATCTATATTTATTAATACTTTACCCCCGCAAGTACAATTCATTTCAATCAAATTAATATTCATTATGTTTTAATGAACATTAATTAAAATATAATATTTCAATTTTTCAATTTTCACACATATGAGTATTAATTGTGTCTTGGAAATTTTAACATTTCACTTTGCGTCATAAATGGAGCGGATAATCTGCTTTGAAAATCCATTTTATTTAAATATAAGTTTTTTAAATCTGAAGATTCATAGCCAAACGGTTTTGTAGTGTCATTACAAGACGTAAATAAATACTTATTATGATTATCTCTTGGTTGAAAATTTGTCAAGCATCCACAGCATCTGTCACATGCTTTTTTCTGATTTTCTAAAATTAAACTATCCGCATTTTGGGTAAGAAATTGTCTATAATCGTAATTGTCGTGAATATTATTTTTTTGTTTAACTCTTTTATTATTTTGATATGCCGAAGAAATAACAGGGAAGCCGCCAGAACTCATTAAAGCTGGGAAATCTGTGTATATATTATTGCTTCCACTTATACAATTTTTCTTTTGATTTATATAGCTGTACATGTTTATATTTATAATAGATAAAATTTTATAACCAAATTTATCTATTTAAAATTATGCCTCAATCTCCGGTGATTTAGATTGATTATTTATTATAAGATTTACCAATTCTTTTTTTTTCAAACTTTTATAACCTTGTAATCCCATTTCTTCAGCTTTTTTTTTTAAATCAGCAACTTTTAATTTTGATATATCATTATTTTTATTTAATTCAACTGTTTTTACTGTCTTTGTGGCTGTTAGTTCAGTATCTATATTTTCTACTAAATCGTTATCTTCTACTAAATCATCCTCTTTTAAATGTTTACTTATATCATCTTCGTCGTCGTCGATAATTTCTTCTAAAGTTATATTATTTTTATTTCCATCATCGCCATCATCGTCATTATCATTATCATCGTCATCGTCACCATCGTCATCTACACTACCCTCTTTGTCCATAAAAGAAAAATCATCTAAAGTTACTTCGTCTAAATTTATTTGTTTTTCATCGTTATCCAATGTTAAATTTTCTATTTCTAAAGAAGAATTTAAATTTAATTGAGACATATTTGTTTCGGCACCCGACAATGAAATAGATCTTAACCCTCCAGACTCATTATCTTCAGTATCGCTTATTTCCTCGCTGTCATCTGAGTCATATTGTTCGTCGTTATTATCCTCATCTTCATCATCAAATTCTTCATCGTCCGAAACCGGGATAAGATTATTCACTTCTTGTTGTGGAACCTGTTCCCTCATTATAATATGAGATTGCTGTTGTACTTGTTCGTGATGTTCTTTAACTAATTGCATCAATAAATTTACTTTTTTATCTACACCATCTATGCGTTTTCTTAAGAAAAAATATATTAATGCGCAAAAAATTAAAGTTACTCCTAAACTAATAATCATGTTAGTATTCATTATACCTTATAAATATTTTTAAATTCTATTATTTAACGAAAACACGATTATAAAATAGACATTATTTTTTTTGTTTTATCTATTATTTCAATGGGATAGTTTAAATTTTGTAAAACAGATACACCACCTTTTATTTCAGATATTCCCTTTTTTATTTTATATGTATATTGAGGTTCATCATTTACTATTAGAGTTTTCATATTGAAGTTTTCAATTCTATCTGTTTTTTTAAATAATTGACATAATTTAATAAAATGCGTCGTTAGCATAAATGTTACATTTTTATTGTTGGATATTCTGTGTAAATATGAATAAGCACTAGCAATAGCCTCATATGGATTTGTTCCCGAATATAACTCGTCAAAAATACAAAAATGTCTTTTATTTTTATGTTTTTCAATTGTTCCTAAAATTTCTTTACATCTTCTTGCTTCTGCCTGAAACAAACTATCACGCCCAGATGTATCCGGTATATTTAGATAGCAATAAATATAGTCATATGGCTTTATAATAGCTTTTTTATAAAATCCAACACCAAATTGCTGTGTTAAAAGCAAATTTAAAATAACCGATTTAAGTAAAGTTGTTTTACCAGCAGCGTTTGGTCCGGTGACAATCATATTATTTTTTATTTTAATATTGTTTTTTATTACTTTTTTCTTAATTAATGGATAAAAATTTTCCTTAATTATCATTTTATTTTTTTTACTAAATGTAGCATTATTTAATTGATTTTCTTGAACTTTATATGATAAACCACATAATGTATCTATATAACCATTAAACCCAAAGGAAAAATATAATAAATCTCTTATATTTTCACATGTATTCATTAAATAAAATTGCTTCATTACAAACCCCATGTTTTTAAATAATAGCGGATTTGGCGATACTCGTGGTATTGTGGAAATGGTCATATGTAGTTTTTGAAGATCTTTTTGTTTTTCAGAAACATACTCTCTGTATTTTCGATAACTTTTCAAAGGATTTATTATTTTTATATATTTTTCTAAACTACCACATGTACTTGATAAATATTCCTTAAAATTATTAAAATACTCATTAATAAAATAAGTATTACTATAAAACTGGTGACATGAAACTATGCTTTGATAAATATTATATACATACATGCCAAAACACACCAACAAATACATTTTTTGAGATGTAGAAACCTGTGTAAATCTAGTGAATAACTGACCAAAACTATGTTTATCTAATTGTTCCAATAAAACTTTAGTATATGTTTCTGCGTTAATAGGTATACCCATTATTTTCAAAACAATAAAAGGAATAATCAATATAATAATTGGCGCTAATAAATTTAATAAAGGTGATACAAAGCTGTAAAAAGAGAGAATAAATAAAAAAATAGTAGATTTATTTAACCATTTAAAATGGTTCATGTCAATATATTGATATTTTTCAATGAAATTTTCGGATTTTTTTGTTTTATTCCATAAATCCCAAGTTTTATCACATATTTCAGAATTATTATTAATATCAAAATTTTTATAAATTTTTTGAGAATCCGATAAAAAATCAGTATCCGATGTGTATTTTTCAGACCATTTTTCTACTACAACACCACCAGCTTTACCTTTAGGGTTAAATAAAAAATTATATAATGGTTCGCCGTTGGTTGATTTTAATAATTCTAAATCATTAAAAATATTATTTAATACTGGTTTTTTATTTTTTAATAAATCAATGGGTAGTTTAAAATGATTTTTAATTTCTATAATTGACATTTAATTATAGAAATTACGGTAATATAATTTATTATTATTTACGAATTATGTTATTTAGATATTTTTCAAATGATTTGCCCAATCCGCTGGCATTTCCTCAATCTGAGTGTTATAATACTCCTCGAAATGTTTAATTCTTGCTCCATCGTGTTTTGTTAAGAAGTTAATAGCAATTCCTTTTCTTCCCCACCTACCAGAACGTCCAATTCTGTGAAGATATGTATGCTCGCTTTTTGGAATATCGAAATTAATAACAATACTTACTTGCTGGACATCAATACCACGAGCATATAAATCGGAAGTAATCAAAACACGACATCCACCATCTCTGAAATCTTTATTTACAGCTTTTCGTTCGTCACCCTCCATTTTACCATGAATTTTCTTGACAGGATACTCCTCAGCTTCCATAGCTTCGTGGAGATCATCAACGCGTCGTGTGCTATTACAATAAATAATAGCCTGTGAAATTGTCAAGCCAGCAAATAAATCTTTGATACAATCAAATTTTTGCGAATCATTGTCTACTTTAATATAATACTGCTGAATACCCTGAAGAGTAAGTTGCGCAGCCTTCACTAAAATACGAATAGGCTTATTCATAAACTTTCTAGTTAGATCAGTTAACTCTTCCGGCATCGTCGCAGAAAATAATCCCACTTGAATATCACCAGGCATATATTGGAAAATTTTATAAATTTGCTCTTTAAATCCTTGAGAAAGCATCTCATCGGCCTCATCACATACAATTACTTTCATATTTTCGGTTTTTAGATATTTGCGACGTATCATGTCATGAACACGACCCGGGGTTCCCACAACGATATGAGGAGGGTTTTCATCAAGTTTTTTCCTGTCACCATCAACAGACGTCCCTCCTACTAATAGTTGAATCCCAATATCGCAAAATTTTCCAATGTTCTCTAAAACACCGCAAATTTGTGTTGCTAATTCGTGGGTTGGTGCTAAAATTAGTGCTTGTGTCTCTTTTTTATCAAAATCAACAATCGCCAAAGTTCCAACAGTAAAACAACCTGTTTTACCTGTCCCTGATTGCGCCTGAGCAATGATATCACGCCTCTTGCCTTCTTTATCTTTTCTAGTCATTGGATATAATGCTTTTTTCTGAATTGGACTCGGGTTTTCAAATCCATACGCGAAAATACCGCGTAAAATATCTGAGGATAAATCGAGACGAGAATCATCCCAATCTTGAATTGAATAATCTGATGTATCTGATGTTTTTTCTTCACCTTTTAATGAAGATTCGTTTTTAGTAATTTCTTGAACTGACATGATTTATATATAGAATGGAGTTATATTTAAGTGTCTTAAAAATATTAATAACATAATCAATTTTTTTAATATTTTCGTGAATCAAATGTGTTTATCATAGATTACAAAATAAATATAAAAAAATTGATATAAATGGTTCAGACTTAATATAAATAAACACCATGACATCTATTATATTAGCGGATAGACAATATACATTAAATAAATTTTATGATGTAGCAAAAATAAATAATTTTAATGAATTACCCGACACGATTATCAAAATAATTAATCGTTTATCGGAACAGGTTGGTGCGCCAACTTATAAAAGAACACCTAGTTTTGATCATAACAATCGTCGGGGTGGAAGAGACAGAAGAAGTCGTCCTAAAAAACAAGCGGTGATAACGGCTGATGACTGGGAAGCTATTAGAAATTTTAAAGCTACTAAATTGGAAAAGGCTGAAAACGCAGTTGATAAAGAAATAGAAAATATTACATCTCTTTTAAATAAAATTACCGCTTCAAACTACGACTCAATCAGCGAAGCCATTAAAACTTTGCTATTAAAATTAATTGAAGATAATGTAAACAATAAAGATTTAACAAAAATAGGCTGTGCTATTTTTGAAATTGGTAGTATTAATAAATATTGGTCTAAGCTTTACGCAAAATTATACAAAGATATTATTGATTTATTTCCAATCATGAAAGAAATTTGCGATACAAATTTCGAATCATTCTTAGCCGTATTTGATAATATTCGCTATATTGATGCCGATGAGGATTATGACATGTTTTGTAAAGTAAATAAAGAAAACGGAAAAAGAAGGTCGCTCAGTAGTTTCTTTGTTCGTTTGATGAATAATTGTGTGATCGAACAAAAACAAATCATGAATATTATTAATAATTTAAAGGACAGATTTATTTCTTTAATGGATGTAGAAGGAAATAAAGATGTTATTTTAGAAATTGGAGAAAATCTTATTATTTTAATTGAACAAGGGCAAGATATTTTATCGGACAATGGCGACGAATGGGAACCAGTCGTTAATTTTGTAGAACATATTGCTTCACTTAAACAAAAAAATCACGCAAGTTTATCTAGTCAAATTGTATTTAAATTTTTAGATTTATCAGACGAATTATAAATAATAATAATTTTATATAATTATTAATAACAATTATATAAAAACTATATGCTACATAATACAATAATGAATAATACACAAAACTTATCTTTTTCATTACATGAGAAAAATAGTGATAATGATGAAAATATTTCATATGACGAATTAATGATAGATTTAGACGAAAAATATGAACAAAAAACCAAAAATGATGAACACAATGATTTAGGTGGTTACTATGAAGATATAGACCAATATGAAACCATGGATTTGAATTATAATACAAACTTTACAAAAAAACAGTTGGAACGAATCGCCGAATATTATGAAATATCTAAAAGAAAAAAAAATAAACAAGAATTAATTGTTGATATTATATTATTTGAATTAAACCCAGAAAACGAATATATTGCTTTTAAGAGAAAACAATTGTGGGAATATATGAAAGAAATTAAATCTGATAAATACTTAAGCAAATTTTTAATATTAGATTAAGTTATATGGTTGTTTCAAACATTGATGAACGAATTATATACCAAGATAAAAAAAGTATCGACGAAAATGATATTGGGCTTGACGCCAATTTATATGAAATTGAATTAATGCCTGGAATATCAGGCATTATTGCTTTGGGTAATATTAAATACACTTTTTCTGATAAAAATATATTATTTATACCCGTTTATTTAATTGATGATGATGAAATAACAATAAAAATTGGCATGTATGAGTTTAACTCATCGCAATACACAAATTTACTTGATGAAGACGGTGATTTTGATATTTCAAAACTACCAAACACAGAACCACTTTATTTTTCATTTATAACAAAAGAAAAGCTGCTTTCAAATGGCGCTTCAGAAAAAACATTTGAAGACGAAGAAGATGATGAGGAAGAAGAGGAAGAAGAGGAAGAGGAAGAGGAAGAGAAAGAGAAAGAGGAGGATAATAGTGGCGATAACAGTAAACAAACGGATGATAATGATACCGACGAAGTAAACGATGGTGAGGACGAAGAAAACGAAGGTGAAGAAAAAAAAAATGATGATAAAATGTCAGATCAAATAACTTTAGACGTTGTTGAAATACTTAAAACTTTTAAAGCGGAAGACGATGATGATATTATAGATGTTGTAGATAAAACTATGAACAAAGATATGAGAGAAAGAAAAACATTTAAAAAAATATCAAAAAATAATTGGGTACAAAATTTTATGAAAAATAAATTATATAACATTGTTGATAATGAAGGCGGTGGTGATTGTTTATTTGCGGTTATCAGAGACGCATATAATTCGGTAAATAAAAATATTAGTGTAAAAGACTTGAGAAAAATTATAAGTGACGGTGCTGATGAAAATGTTTTTATGAATTTTAGAGAACAATATACTATGTACAATGATGGGATAGTAAACGCAACCAAAGATATGGTGCGCTTGGCGAATGAAATAAATAATTTAAAAGATAAAAAGAAAAATGAACCGGATAGAAATAAACAAAAACAAATAATTGTAGAAGCAAGAAAGAAAATTTCTGCTTTTAATTTAGCTAAAAGAGAGAAAAAGAATGCTAATTTGCTTTTAAATGATTTTAAATGGATGAAAGGAATTGATAATTTGGCTAAATTTAAATCAACTCTTAGAACGTGTAATTTTTGGGCCGAAGCCTGGGCAATAAATTTATTGGAAGTGGCATTAAATATTAAATTAATTATTTTATCTAGTGAAAATTACAATGACGGCGACATAGCAAATGTTTTATTGTGTGATAGGGGGTTTGTAGATAAAAATATTGAAGCGCAAAATTATTTTAAACCAAAATATTATATTGTAGCCGATTATACTGGTAACCATTATAAATTAATTAGTTATGACAATAAAGCTATTTTTTCTTTTAATGAAATACCTTATTCTATTAAAACATTAATTGTTGAGAAATGTATGGAAAAAAATTCAGGTATTTTTAAATATATACCAAAGTTTACAGCTTTCAAAAAACAATTAACTGGGGATAAAATTGAAGTTCAAGTGTCTAATAGTAATAGTAACAATTCTTCTTCCTTATCTACAGAAACCAAAGATATGTATGACCCTACAACTGTATTCCAATTTTATTCCAAATCTTCGGGAAAACCGTATCCCGGCAAGGGAGCAGGTGAGACAATAAAACCTGAAAATATTTCCAAGTTTTCAGAATTAGCAAGTGTTAAAGATTGGCGTAAGGTTTTATCAAATTTCTATATTGCCCCTTTTACTTTAGATGGACATAGATGGAATAGTGTTGAACATTATTATCAAGGTTCAAAGTTTAAAAAAGATAACCCTGAATTTTATTTGACTTTCTCTCTTGATTCGGATTCTGAACTATCAAATGATCCTGTCTGGGCAAAATCGTATGGTGGCAAAACGGGAAAATTCAGAGGAAAACAAGTTAGATCAAAAAAAATTAAAATGGATACCGATTTCTTTGGAGAAAATGGGAGGGCTAGTAAAGAAATGGAAGCAGCCCAGATGGCAAAATATTCACAAAACGAAGAAGCTAGAAGAATTTTACTGGAAACAAAAGACGCGAAATTAGTTCATTATTCTAGGGGCAATCCACCGATTGTATTTAACGATTCAATGCGTATTAGAAAACAATTAGCTACAAAAAATACAAAATAATTATTAAAATTGGGTTATCTGTTATATTATAAATATTATATAAATAATATTTATAATATAATATATTATGACTTTTACTGATGAATCAAAAGAATTAATAAATGAAATTTTACCTTTTTTAAATAAAATTAAACAAAAACAGAATTTTATAAAGAAAAAAATGATAAATAATACAATTAAATATATTTATAACGAGCTAGAACAAGCAGGAAAATTAGTGAATAGCCTTTTAGAAAACAATAAAATATCACAAAAAATAAATATATTTTCAGGAAGTAATAAAATAAAATTTCCAGGAATTTTTACTAGTAGGTTTGTTGTGCCTCATATCCAAAAGTATATAAAAAAACACATATATGGTACTAATACTTTATCCGTTGTTTTTTTCAATCATAAAATAGATATTATTTTTTATTTAATTGATAAAAATGAGGAAGATACATATGTTTTAGGAAACCCTTTCGTTTCAAATATACTTGTTTGGTTGTATATAGCATCAAAAAATAGCAAAGATCACTGCGCTGAAACCTTAAAAATACATAGCTTTATGACACCCTTTAAGAAAAAATTACCCGAAAATGATTATGAAATATTGTCCCCAACACACTGTAATAGTGCTGTAACAACCAGTTGTATTAGAAATGGTGAAATATGTATTTATCGTAAGGAAGAATTTTTAAAAGTTTTGATACATGAATCGTTTCATATTTTTGGATTAGATTTCAGTGGTTTGCCCATTAGCAGACTAAAAAAAAACATTTTGAAAATTTTCCCAATACAAAGCGACATGGAGTTATCCGAAAGTTATACAGAAACATGGGCAACACTTATGAATTGTTTTATTTGCGCTAGAAATTTAAGTGATGATAATAATTTTGAAGAGTTTTTAGCATATGCCGATTTTTGTATCCGCATAGAACAAATTTTTTCTGTTTTTCAATTGATTAAAATATTGAATTTTATGAGTTTGAATTATAAAAATTTATATGAAAAAGATGATATTTCAGTATCGGCAAGAAGATTTTTATATAGAGAAAATACAAATGTTTTTGCTTATTATATTTTGAAAACTGTTTTTTTATGTAATATTGATTATTTTTTAAATTGGTGTAAAACAAATAACGTTTATGAACCAAAAAAAGGAAATATTTTTAATTTTTATAAAACTCCGAAAAATATTGATAATTTTGAGAATATGATAAAGCGATTGTACAAAGAAAAATCATTTTTAGAACAAATTAAAAATATAGAACAATCTTTTTCAAATTTAAATTCTTTATTTATGAATAAAACAACGCGCATGACCATATGTGAATTAAATTGAAATATATTTAAATTTTATATAATAGACTTATAACAAGTTCAACATGGGAATTCATCTGTTAAATCGATTTCTAAGAACAAAAAACCCAATTGGCATCAAAGAAACACATCTCAATTCCTTTAAAAACAAAAAGGTAGCCATTGACATATCTATTTACTTATACAGATATGCGTCACAAGACGCCTTAACGGAAAACATATTTAAAATGTGTAATATTTTTAAAAAATATAAAATCAGGCCTTTGTTTGTATTTGACGGTAAAATTTCAGAAGATAAAAAAAACACCATCGAAAAAAGAAAACTAGAAAAACGCGAAGCTTATAAGCAATATAATTTATTGAAAAATGAGAATTCTCAGTTTTCAAAAAATAAAACACGACTTCTTCGCGATCTTAAACGCAAATCCACATTTATTAATATTAAAATGATCCAACAAGTTAAAAATCTATTGGACTCATGTAACATGTCTTATATTACCGCAAATGGCGAA